GGTATCATGGAAGGTAAAGAGTGGGTTTGGGCAAACGGAATTCTTAGAGAACAGGAAGTTGCTGAAATCAAATCCGAGATCGATAATTCTTCTCGTCTTGCACTAGAAGAAGCATCACTTAAAGCGTTTGAGCGTTTTCTTTCCGCGCTCTAATTAATTAAATTCATAAATAAACAATAGATTAAATAAACAACGAACACGGGGAAACTCAGATGTCAGATATGCTTAACGAAAAATTTGAGGAGTTTGCCAGTGAGCACGCATCGGTTCTTTCTGAGGCAGGTCAAGATCCTATGCCTACAGTGACTGCTGCTGTGCTCCCTGGCGATGCTGCTGCCACAGGTCAATCCAACACTGCTGTTAATGCGAAAGCATCGGCAGGTGAAGGTGCCAGTGGACATGCTGCTCCAATTCAACCAGGAGTTGCCATTGGTCAGGCAGCACCTCAGGAAGTCAACAGTGTAACCACCACTCCTCACGAACACGATGAGGATGGAGATGAGAATCCAGGTGCTAAGGCAGCTGCTCCTATCGGTGGTGGTATTTCTGGCGAACCTAACCGTGGCGCATCTAACACCGATCTTCCCAATGGCACTGCACCCACTTTTGGTGCTGAAATTGCTTATGGAACCAAGATGGGTGGTAGTGTAACCTACCCCATCAAACCCAAGTTTGAGTCGGTAGACATGAGTGCAGACGTTGCCGCTCTAACCGAAGGCACCGAACTGACCGAAGACTTTGCTGCTAAGGCAAAGACAATTTTTGAGGCTGCTGTTACCTCTAAACTCAACGAAGAGTGGACGAAACTTGAAGAAGCATTCGCCACACAACTCGCTGAGGCAGTTGAAGTTTCTAAAAAAGAACTCGCTGAAGAAGTTAACGGAACCCTTAACTACGCAGTCACCAAGTGGCTTGAAGAAAATCAAGTTGCTGTTGATCGCGGTATCAAGAATGAGATTTCAGAAGACTTCATTGCAGGTCTGAAGAATCTATTTGAAGAGCATTATATCGCAGTTCCTGATGAGAAAGTTGACGTTCTCGAAGGACTGTCTGAAGATCTTTGTAAGATGGAGGAGCGCCTTGACGAACAGGTTAAGCGCAATATTGAACTTCAAAATCGTCTGAGTGAATCCAGCAAGCAAGTTATCGTAAACCTAGTTTCCGAAGGACTCGCTGACACTCAGAAAGAAAAACTCGCTTCTCTTGCTGATGGCGTAGAGTTTACAACCGAGGAGGAATTCTCCAAGAAACTCACCACCATTAAGGAATCTTATTTCACTAAGGATTCTGTAATCAAGGCAGAAGTGACAGATGAAACTCCAGTCGAAGGTAGCGTCGATGATATTTCGCCTGCAATGGCACAATACATTAATGCTATGAACCGCTGGAATCAGTGATTCACTAAATAATTCTATCCACAATTCCTAACAAAAAATTCGGAGACAAAATGTTTAACGCAGAACATCTCCAGGAAAAGTGGTCACCTGTTCTTAACAATGAAGCAGCAAATCCTATTGCTGATCGTTACAAGAAGGCAGTGACCTCCGTCCTCCTGGAAAACCAAGAACGCTTCCTACGCGAAGAGCGTGGAATGCTACAAGAAGTTGCAGTTAACAGCCTCGGCGCTGGCACTGTATCGCCTGGTGGATCCGCTCTCGGATCTGCTAACACTGCAGGACTTGCTGGTTTCGACCCAGTTCTGATCAGTCTTGTTCGCCGCGCAATGCCTAACTTGATGGCATATGACGTTTGTGGCGTTCAACCCATGAGCGGTCCTACTGGACTTATCTTCGCAATGCGTNNTTGAGAAGACTTCTGTGACTGCAAAGTCCAGAGCTCTCAAAGCAGAATACACCTTGGAACTGGCACAAGACCTTAAGGCAATCCACGGTCTTGATGCTGAGCAGGAACTTGCTAACATCTTGTCTAGCGAAGTCCTTGCAGAAATCAACCGCGAAGTCGTCCGTCGCGTATACAGCGTTGCTAAGCCTGGTGCTGCAAACAACGTTGCTAACGCTGGTATCTTTGACCTCGACGTTGACAGCAATGGTCGTTGGTCCGTTGAGAAGTTCAAAGGACTTCTGTTCCAAATTGAGCGCGATTGTAACGCAATTGCACAAGACACTCGTCGTGGCAAAGGCAACTTCCTCATCTGTTCTGCAGACGTTGCAAGTGCTTTGGCAATGGCAGGCGTTCTTGACTACAGCAGTGGTCTAACTGGCGCTGGCGGTCCTGCAATCGGCACTGTCGATGACACTGGTAACCTGGCAGTTGGAACCATCAATGGTCGCATCAAGGTCTATGTTGATCCTTATGCTGCTAACCTCAGCGACAAGCACTACTATGTCGTAGGTTACAAGGGCACTTCCCCTTATGACGCTGGACTGTTCTACTGTCCTTACGTTCCCCTCCAGATGGTTCGCTCGATCGATCCTAACAACTTCCAACCAAAAATTGGTTTCAAGACTCGTTACGGCATGGTCAGCAATCCTTTCGTCACCACCAACGGTGCATACAACGGCACCCCCGATGGCGAAACCCTCACGGCGAACACCAACATGTATTACAGAAGAGTTCAAGTCACGAACCTTATGTGATATTCAGATACAATCTGTATTGTCAGGGACCTCTCACAGGGGTCCCTTTTTTATTAAATAGGTGTATCATGAATACATACCATGCCTAGAAGCACTATGCTCAAAACTGATATTTTGGCAAGACTATATAAATTGAAGACAGAACTTTATGAAGAGCATGAAGTGACAAAGACTGGACAATGGACAGACGGTGCTCATTATGCTTATAATAAAGTCCTTGATATTTTACAAGAATATAGACAATGAAAGATCTAGATTTTATTGACAATCTACTTGATGATAAAGATCAAGAAGTATTGAAAGAACGCATCACTAAAGTAAAAACCGATGTGTTAATGGAAGAACCTTGCCCCCTTTATGAAGATGATTGATGATTGGCGTTACAGTGATGATCGCATGGATGTAAGAACACAAGGACTAAACATTCTACTCAAAAAATTTGGATCAGAAATTTGTTCTGATGGATCTCCCAGATATTCCAACCAGAGTATCTACGAGTGCATACATGACTGGGTGTCTGCAGGCAACGCAAGAACAGATGGTCTAGTAGCATACTATAAGGCATACTACACTAAATAGTAGTGCTTGGGATGCTGACATAAGATGCCTGCTAATTGGTATAAAGAACAACCTACGAATAGAAATTATCTATCTCCTTTAGGATTCCAGCTCAAACTGGAACTCTTTCAGGGGGTAGATTTTTTCTGTCAAAATGCAGGCATCCCTGAGATCAATATGCCGTTCACAGAAGTTCCTACACGCTTTAGAAACTTTGCTGTCACTCCTGGTGGTGGAGTAACGTATGGTGATCTTACACTACAGTTCATCGTAGATGAGGATCTTGTAAACTATAAGAGTGTCCATGATTGGATCAGGAAGAATGGTGGGTCTGAAGAACACTCTCCTGATGAGATTGAGTTCTCTGCTGCTCAACTTCATATCACCACGTCTTCTTTTAACATCAATCACATCATTGACTTTGAAAGATTATTCCCAATCAGTTTGACAGGTTTAACTTTTGATGCTACACGAACTGAACAGGAATACTTTACAGCACAGGTTACATTTAAGTATACTAATTACACGATACGAGACAAAAACTTTAAATGAATTTTGAGAAACTACATCAACGCTTTGAAAAAATCAAAAATGAATGGGCAAGTGACAGTCACGTCGAACACGAATTTAAGAACAAACAATACACTGCTGATCTTGGACAGATCTCAATGGAGATCCCTTTCCAGCACAATAAATACTTAAACCATTACACGGATCTTTCACAAATCAAAACGTCTCTAGAGTTTGAGGCAAGAAAGTTACTGCGAGAGAAGCGAGAGTATTATGGAGGAGAAGCAGACGCTCGCATCTATGCAGAAAAACCTTTTGGTAACAGTATTAAAACTTCCGAAAAAATGAAGGTCTATCTGGAATCAGATGAAGATCTAATTAACATAGAAGCAAAGATCAAGTTTATTGATCAAATATTGTATTATCTTGACAACGTTTTGAGAATGATTTCCCAAAGAAATTATCATGTGAAAAATGCGATTGAATGGGAAAGATTTATTAATGGAAACTAATGTCTGACATTGTTGTAAAGAAAAAGAATGAGGTATATCTGACACTCCAATCAGAACCTCACATTCATCACGAACTATCTGATTACTTTTCTTTTGAATTACCAGAGGCAAAGTTTCTAAAGAGACAACCGAGGTTCAAGTATTGGGATGGGATGATCAGACTATACTCTCCTGGCACAGGAGAACTGTATGGGGGTCTCCTATCACATCTACATGAGTGGGCAGCAGAGAGGCGCTACAGCGTCTCCTACGAGGATAACGACTGGTATGGTCATGTAGAGGAGAGCAACGACTTCGTGTCTCCTGGGGGCGTCAAGGTGTTCATGGACAAGATTACTAGAGACGGTATCACTCCACGCACCTACCAATACAATACTGTTCATCGCGCACTTAAAGACAACCGTGGTCTGTTCCTGTCTCCGACAGGTTCAGGGAAGTCGCTGATGATTTATAGCATTGTTAGATATTATGCTGCAACTAAGAAGAAGATTTTGATTGTGGTTCCCACTACTTCTCTTGTTCAACAAATGCTAAAAGATTTCAAAGACTATGGATGGAATGCAGAAGACAATTGTCACACCATTTACTCAGGCAAAGATAAGAATACTGATAAACCAGTTGTCATATCTACCTGGCAATCAATCTATAAATTTCCCAAAAGATACTTCGATGACATTGACTGTGTTATCGGTGATGAAGCACATCTATTTAAGTCAAAGAGTCTGACAGGCATCATGACTAAGTTACACAATGCCAAGTATCGTTTTGGATTCACTGGCACCCTTGATGGGAGCAAGACACACAAGTGGGTGCTAGAAGGATTGTTTGGTAAGTGTGAAAAGGTTACTAGAACTGATGAGCTCATCAAGCAAGGATACCTTTCTAACTTTAGAATCAAGATCCTTATGTGTAAGCATGAGTATCAGTTCTTTGAAGACTACCATGCAGAGATGGAGTATCTTGTTACATGTCAAAAGAGAAACAACCTCATCAAAAATCTAGTTAAAGATTTAGATGGCAATACATTGGTTCTATTCAACTATGTCGAGAAGCATGGTGAACCACTTTATGAAATGATAAATAATGTGGTAGAGGACGATAGAAAAGTATTCTTCGTCCATGGTTCAGTTGATGTAGATTCCAGAGAAGAAGTTCGAGAAATTGCTGAGAAAGAAAGCAATGCAGTGATTATTGCTTCTTATGGAACTTTCTCTACTGGTATTAACATCAAACGATTACACAATATTATTTTCGCATCACCTTCCAAGTCAAGAGTTCGTAACCTACAATCAATTGGTAGAGTCCTGAGGAAGGGAGAAGGTAAAGACATCGCAACACTATATGATATTGCTGATGACATCTCTAACGAAACAAGATCTAATTACACTTTAAGACATCTATACGAACGAGTGAAGATCTATCAAGAAGAGAATTTTAAATATGAAAAATTAAAAATAGATCTAAGAAGGTAATATGGAAGAAGAATTCTATTCAAGTATAAAATTAAGATCAGGAGAGGAGATCGTTGCTAAGGTATCTTACCTTGAGGATGAGGACTCCCTCCTTATTGAGAAACCATTACTAGTAGAAAATCATCACACTAAAAAGAATGGTAAGAACGTATCTGGATTTATTCTAAAGGAGTGGATGAAAGCAACATATGAAGATATGTTTATTATTCGTATGGAACAAGTCATCACGATGACAGAACTAGATGATAAAATTAAAAACTTCTACCTAGGTAATCTTGATGAAGATAACTTCAATGAAGATTGTGATGTGAAACCAAACAAGTTAAAGAACAATGGTTACATAGGATCAGTAGAGGAAGTCAAGAAGAATCTAGAGTCTCTATTCAAAAGAAGCTAATAGATACTATAACCTTTGAACCCTTACAGAGTTATTCTACTAAGTTTCTGAGGATCTGTCAAGCCTTGACATGTTCTTGATCATCGACTATAATGTTCTGAGAAGCAAACAGCCGTATGGCAAGGACCAAAAACAAAGAATATTACGTAAACAATAAAGAGTTCCTCGCTGCCATCACGGAGTATCGTAGCAAGGTTCATCGTGCAAAGGAGCAAGGTAAACCTCGTCCAAGAGTCACTAACTATATTGGTGAGTGTTTC